TTAATCCGCAAGTCCATCCAGTAACTGGTCTTTCGAGAAAACGCGCCCTTCAGCTTTATCTTTCTCAGAAAGAGTTAGCAATTTCAGTAACGCAATGGCATTTTCCCGCTCCTGCTGCTGGTCATAAGACTCTATGACATAAGCAGGCACACCATTTTGAGTGACCAGGATGGGTTCCGACAAATCAAGCGTTGCTGCGTTCTTTTTAACGTAGCTGATTGTCTCTATTTTCATGATTCTTTCGCCTAATAATCATATAGCGGTTTTAATATAGGCTATATTTAGACCACCAACAAGCGCTTAGTTTAGCTTGCACTTCAGAGGAATCATTTATCCTTCTGTAAAGTACCGAGATCGTTTTGTTCGTACAGAAGGTCACTTCACCTTGAACCTTTACGCACCTGTGATCGCCTGCCTGAAAACAGCAACGATTATGTGCCAGCCGTCTCGGTTAATTGTCAGACATTATCAACAGTGACTAAGCTAAAAACAAAAAAGCCCGCTATTACGCGGGCTTAAGCTTGTTTTAATGCCTGTTAGTGCAGGACGATCCCTTTTGGGAAATCACTCCCACTCAATTATTTACGACACACATAACCAATTGACTGGTAACAACTTTCCTTGAAAATAGTTTCACCGTACCGTTTTATATACCGTCACCGGAAATCAGTACCATGAAAAATGCCATGTCACCGGGTCAGTGAATCGTACTGCTTTTCACAGACTCGTCCGGCTTCGGAGGCCCGGTCAGCGTACTCTGCCAGTTGTCTGTTTCGCTCGAGAGATTTGCTGAGCACGTCGGCAAGCAAAACTCCGGTGTCTGCGGCTGACGCCCCAGCGCCGACAGTGGCGTTATACTGCCTGAGCTGCTCACGGATGGCAACGAGCTGTTGCTGCAACCGGCCAGCGCGAGCGGCAGCATTAAGAGCATCACTGCGCGCCTGATCGATCCTCTGCTGCGCTTCACGTTCATTGGTCGCTTTCTCCTGTTCGTCGTGCTGACGAGTTTTATCATCTTCTGCTTTGCGGTCGGCCTTTGCCTGCGCGTAACCGGCATCGTACTGGAGGCTACCGTGTACATTCCAGGCAACCACTCCGCCGATGACCAGAGCAGCAAGCATCAACACGATAAGCAACTGTTTCCAGTACGCTTTGACGAATGCCCAGATCATACCGCCAGCACCTTACTGGCAGTGATGTACCGAGCGCGCCGGTCGTCAATGCCGTTCAGCCCACCATTAATGATTTTCGTAACACGCATGATATCGCCGGTGTAATTCAGGCATCCTTTGGTCGCAAAAAACCATGCCGCGCTGCGGGCCGCATAGCTGTCTTGCGCCAGCAGTTCAGGCTGCGATACCAGATCCACTTTCAACCCGTTTCCGCAGTCGCGGTAATTCGTCAGGCCGGTAATCTGAATTAGGCCACGCCCGCGGTAGTTCCATCCATCGCCCGGTCCGTTGTTGCCCATACGCTTGCTGTACACCAGATTGGCGATTGCCCTCTGACGCTCAAGAGGCAGAGACTTCTCGTAAGCTTTCCGTCCAAGCGCGTTGGCCTGGTCCGGAGTGATTCGACCGGCACGGATGAAACCGGTCAGTCCTGATACGCTGTAATTGAAGTTTTCCTGTAACCGGGTAAACCCTCCTGACTCATGCCCGACCTGTGCAATAAACATCGCCTGGTCATCTGGCTTGGTAATGCCAAATTCATTCATGGCGGCTGTGATATGTGGATACCAGCGCGAGGCCAGTTGCTCAGTAATACCGGCAGCGCGCCGGAACTGGTTAATGTCCATGTTGAGACCTCGATATTTTGAATATCTGCACGACGTTACCGCGCGTCTTCAGAACGGCGGCAAGCATGACAGCATTGATGATGACCTCTGATAAATCAGCGGCCATCGGTGTGTGATACCAGATTGCATATGCGGCGCGGACGGGGATGCTGGCTGATGCCACGATAAGGAAGTAGGCTATCCACCCACCCCACCGACGGTGTTGCGATCCATTTCGCCGGAAGGTTCCGACACGGATTGCTATCGCAGAACAGATAACCGCATTGGCAATAAGTAAAAGCAGCTCATGAGTTGTCATCGTCTTTTCTCCCCGGGATTAAATCGCGTGGATTGTCGGAACGGTGATAGAGCCAGATACCAATACGTACTGCGACGATTGCCGACACGAACGCGCCAGCAGAGAAGACGATCCCTTTCTCGAATGAATCCTGCGTGATAGTTGGGATCAGGCTGGCTACGCCGATAAGGATTGATGCTGTTGGTTTGTAGAAGAGAAGCCCGCAGAGGAAGCTGAGCATCGACAGGAGGACCCGGCGGCGTATTGGATACTCAACCGCCGAGGTAATAAATATTACCGCACCTGATAGAGCACCAAGAGCCACCTCTGGAGGAACCCCGGCAATAACCGCAGCCAGAGAACCCATACTAAGCCACTGATTTAAAGACTCACTGGTTAGCTGAGCTGACATATCAACCACCGTTTACTGTGCATAAAAAACCCCCTTAGTTGGTGAGTCCATCATACACAATAAACCATATATGGTAATTGTTACCATCAGTAAAAATACAGCAGATTCATAATCACAATCAGATATGCCTGTGGTGTAAGCTACCAACTGGTTTTTTGTCATTTGTCATGGCAGAATCGTGCCACCTGGTGATATCAAAAGAAAACCATCATGATTGGCAAAATTATCAAATACATATCCCTCTCTTTTGCAATAGCGCTGTTTGCAGTTCTTGCTCTTTCCGCAATCGATAATCAAATGGAGCAAAAAGCGTGGAATAAATATAAAAACGAACACGAATGTTTTATTTCAGACACTGAAAGATGTGATGATAATTATAACAACCAAAAAATTTGGCAACATACCATCCTGCTACAAAATGTAAATGTAATAATAGTGAGGAATTTGTAAGATGAAAGTTAATTCTTTTTTTGTTTTTGGATTAAGTTGCCTTTTTATATCAGGGCCGGGATATTCACAAGATGATAATGGCAATGAAAAATTAAATGAGGTTACTGTAAGAGGTAATCACCCAAGAGCAAATGGCATTTGGACTCAATACGAAGGTCTTGATACAGCCCTGCGCGGTCATGAAATTCTCACTGATGTCATTGAACCTAATTCACAGTTCTACAACTGGAAAGGTGAGCCAGTAAAAGCCCATGATTTAACAAATCAGAATGCCTATAATTATGATAGCGTTCACAATCACTATCAAAACTTCCTGAGTGAAGTATGGAATTTTAAACCAAACACCAACGCTGTCTCCATCTGGGGTGATTCTGCTGCCATTGCTAAAGACTCAAAGGCGTGGGGGGCATTCTTTAGCGCTCGTTCATATTTCAAGGCCTTTACAAAGGATGGGAAATATCATGAACTGGCACCGGCTGGTTCAGATTTCACATTCAATCCAGAAGACTATGACAACCAACTCGTAGGGGTCGAGATTGATGTCCTTAATGGCGGCAAGCCCGGAGTATTCCCCAATAAGTCCAAAGTGGGCTTACAGATAGTTGGCTTTGGAAATCCAAACTCCATGGCCGTAGAAGTGCGAAGCGAAGATACAGATAAAGATGTACCAGCAGAGAAGCGTCGCGGTGTCTGGGAAAGTGGGATTTACTTCAAGAATTCTATAGCTGATTATGGCAGGCTCATTGTTGCTGATTTTGATAAAGCCAAGATGGGTTTTGACTTTAGGCGATCTCTATTCCGCGAAGGGATAATGCAGGCACGCACAGAAGGTGTTGGTACCGGTATTATCTTGAATGAAGGAAAGTCGGGAGAAATATATGGAGGCACTCGCTGGAACGGTTCAGAAGATAAGCTCAACTGGATTTCAATAAGAAACGGCGAAGGTGGAACTCGTATAGTCTCAAATGATAATACTAAAGAAGTTCTTGCAGTCGACAACGATGGCGGCGTTTACATTAATGGGGATGTTTACATTAATGGCAAGAAATTAAATGACCTACTGAATCTTGATGAAAGAGTTTCAAAAATCGAAAAACAATTATCAGAATTAAAAAAATAAAAAGGTGGGGTGTAATCCCCACCAATCTATTTAATTGCCTTCCAATTTTTCAATTCTTTTTATTACATCTTGCATCGCTGATACAATTGGTGCTATGAATTGTTCATAACGTAAACCAAGCTCCCCATCTCCCCCCTCTACATATCCACCAAAGTCGCCAGTGCCGAGTTGATCAAGTAGTGCTTTAACTTCCTGAGCGATAAAGCCGTAATGGGTACGCTTACCGGCAACCGAAGTGATAACCGTTTTTTTCTTTGGCACCCTTACAGTTTCCATGCGAGGAATGCTGGCTGTCTCAAGGAAATTACCGTTTTCGTCTTCAACGTTAACAGTATCAAATACCGGGTGCTCAACCTCTTTTGTAACATATTTTCTTACAAATTTGATTACGCCATCAACATTAACTCGCTCGTTAATCTCTTCTGTACTATGTATAATCTCGGTGACCTGCCGTTCTATATCTTCAAATCCGTCATCAATTTCTTCAACAACATTCCCCCCACTGATGAAACGATATGATACCGGATGCAGCCCTTTAATAAACTCTATCGATAAGTTGCTTTCAGCCACATCAGTTTTTAAAGTTCCATCAGATGTTTGAATTGTTCCATTTGCAGCCCAAATAGATGAAGGGCGATTTCCAGATTTACCAACGGTAAACATGTTATCTACATGAGGGTAAATAGCAGCATTAAAACGTAATTCATTATTTGTTTGAATAAATCCGGCACCTTTTGCTGCCAATATAGTATTGATATTATTATCTGGTCCAACAGCACTAATAGCAGGTTGATTACCAGTAGTAGCGCTGTCAAAGCGAAATCGATTCACATCCCCGGATGAGTATGTGCGATATCCGAACTCTGCACATGCTCGCCCGTATGCCCCCCCTATAGTGACTATGCCATTTACACCATCAACAGTGATCTGTCGTCGTGCATTGCCGTCCGGATCCCACCCACTACCAATAAATACTGGATACTGGTCACCGTTACCACCAGCTGCGTGTAGGTGATAAAATCCCCGAGCAGAAGCAATAAGAGAAATATTTTCTTCAAATCCAGCTCCGGTAACACGATGCATACGCAATGCAGTAACTAAGTTATCTACACTACCCCACCAATAATAGTCGACATTATCAGCAATACCTACATCCGCGGTAAGTGTGGCTAACCAAGAATCAGAATATGATGCCTGTACAGTCGTAATGCCATTCACTACGAACGTAGTTTGTATATTGTTGAGCGGAATAAATGGGTCGCCAGATATACGAATAATTTTCTTCCCCGATACATTGCATTTACCCTGCCCCCAAATGTAACAGCATACATAGGTTGCAGATATTGATGACGGAAATGACACCGCGCTGTTATCGATGTTTTTCACTGCAAATGATCCTGATGCCACTGATACCACCGTATACCCAGCATCCCTGATCCATATTGTTTTTCCAATTTCATCAACCGTTAAGCCTGGTCCTGTATTTACATTTACGATATTAGTTCCGGCAACAGTTGTGCATTTACCCGCGCGAGAAGCTGGCTGGACTGCGATCTCTGTCGGGCTTGGGTATTTACTTGGTTGTACTGAAGTCCATGACGAATAGCCATCCGGAAAGAAAACATTACCATAAGTTCCATTAATTGGGTTTCCGCCACCAACCTGTAGACCGGATACATTGCCAGCATTGCTCCCAAACCTGAAGTTAACACCAAATTGCGGGTGCCCATCCGAACCGCGAACGCCTTCAGTTCCAATACTTACAGCCCCGGAACCACCATCAATACGCTGAACAACAGCACGGCGAAGATATCCGGTTCCTGTTATCGTTACTGGCTCTTCAAAAATGAAGTGGCGGCCGTAGCAGTCCACTTCGGTATTGAGCATGTAGTTTCCAGCAGGAACGAGAATTTGCTTGCCCTTTGGCACTAGGGCGTTTGCGGTAGAGAATGCTGGTGAGGCGTCCGTTGCGCCGGAATATTCATCGCCTAAGAAGTCTTTAATACTGATAAACTGCGCGTTAAAATCATGCTGCGTACGCCCTACCGCTCCAGCATAAGGCTGTTTTACGCCAATTAAGGAATCCCCCTTCCCATCATCAGTGCTTGCTAATTCAATGAGGACATCCGCTGCGCTTCCGCTTTCCGGAAGAAGCATAATCGGATTACCAGATGAATCCATACCAACAATTTTATTTTTTCGTAACTCAATAGATGGTAATTGTGGGATGCTTTCTTCCGTACGAAGCGTTCTGCTGAATAACAAATCTGTATGTGAAGTATTTCCTTCGCTTAATGAATCAGCATAATTTTTAGTTGCTGCATCCTGTGGCCTTACCGGATCTCGCAGATTTCTAATATAGTTACTCATGGCATCGTAATAATTTGCCACAAACGACGGTTTACGCAATGCCAGGCTGAACAAACTGCCCACCTGCTGAATCAGCATCGTCAGTTTATCGAATGCATCTTCATGCACCTCAGCGAAAAACTTACCCTGATTGCGCAGGTCTGTTTCCTGCGTTGCCTCCAGCTCGCGGGCAATCGATATTTGCCAACCGTTCGCCAGCGGCGAGGTAAGAACAACACTTCCGCCGTTAAAGCCACCAGCGTTCGTCACGGTGTAGTCAGTATCCAGCACCAGTACCGTGATGTTTTCGCTCAGGTCAATCACTGAAACGGTAAGGTCTGCTTTCTTGAAAATTCGGAAGGTGTAAGGGAATGATGTCGTAACGCCGTTCCCGGTGTACTCGTTGTGGTTAACTTCGGTCGAGACCGTCATCGTCAGTTCTCCAGATGGATGCTGCACCCGGCGCGCACGCATCTTTGGTATTTTATAACCTGACAACCCACATATGAATCAAACACATCAAAATGCATGATATTATTACCTTGCAGGTAATTGATGTAATGCTGGATAAAACCCTTACCTTTTGATATATGTATATCCATACAGTGCATTCATGGAGACGATGTTATGCCACGCCCTTACGACAAGCCGCTTAAGGATGGATTTTCCAAAGAAGTACACACGCCGGGAGGCGTTTTTTCCCTTGTAGAGAATTCCCAGCTTATGGAGTTACTCAGAGAACTGGCTGATGACGGGCATGACGTCGGCGGCGCGATGGCCGAACTGGTAGCGCTGATCAACTATGTGGTAAGCACCAAAATGTCACTCGACGATGTGTCCACGCACCTGGATTACTGCGCGGCGATTGTCAGGAAGCAAACCAGATAAAGGCCGATAATGCGGCCTTTACGGTATTAGCTTAATATTGTGAAACACCGAGGTAACCGGCTACACCAAATAAAAAAATAACAACAGCAACCGAGAATTCCTCATTATCTAATATGCCTTTTCTATTCAATATTATAAGAATAGAGGAAATGACTATTATGAATCCTAAAATCCACATCACATACTCCTATTGCGGCGTAACATCCTGAGGTCGCCACCAGTATGTTTGATTAAAGTTCTTCTTCGATCTCTGCTCTACCTTACGCAGGTAGCCAGGCGAGAAGTATTCCTGTAACTGGTTAAATATCATATGGTCAAGCGCCGCTTTTGCATACCACAGATTCGCGCCGGGAATGACCCCCTTACCAAGTTTCACCAGATCACCGCCAGTCTGTTCTGGCTTGCCTTCAACAGCATTAAGCGGAATGCCCTGCCCCAGCTTAACCACGTCGTCCACCAGTCCGGCCACAGGGCCAAGCATGGACGCCAGAGCACCGCCACCATAGCGAGTGTGGTCAGACAGCAGGAAGTCGCCATATAACCCGAGGCCGCCCCCTTTCAGTAATGCGCCTAGCCAGAATTTTGGCGCGTCCTCGCCAGTCATCTCACGCGGGTTGCGCCCGGATGCCATATCGTTCAGTTGCTGCGACAGCGCACCAAGGATCGTTGTGCTGGCGATAAACGCACCGATATAGGCAGCGCGGCCACCTGCGGAAGGCATCCCCATTGCGCGCGACCAGTGCCGCATGACAACCGAGATTGGGAAGCTCTTGAACAGGAACACGCTGCGCACAAGTTCGCCTTTCCAGGTTCCTCGCTGCAGGCCGCCGCCGGTGATCATTTGCTCTCTGGCGCCAGGCGTAATCACCGCCATGTCCACCTCTTCCGCCACGGCTCCCAGCAGTTTACGCATAGCCTCGAATTTAACGCGCTCCGGCGCGCCGAGGTGCTTCACTGCGTCGTCAGGAATACGCATGATGCTCTCAGGCGTCAGCATGGTGTTATTGCCTTTCCCCCAGTCTTCCTGGTCTGCCAGCTTCCACACGCTGAAATCCTGCTCGGTAATGCCCTTGCTTTTCAGAATACGGAAATCGGCGTCATCGAGGCTGCGCAGATCCGGCGATCGTGAAACGACCTCGCCCAGGCTGCCCATCATCGTTACGCCGTAAGCGCGTTTGTGCGCATCTGACCATGCGGTAAGACCGCTGGCCCGCATTACTGCGGTTGCTGCCCATCGTGCTTTAGACGGCCCCATATTATCCATTGCCCAGCGGTTAACGCTGCCCAGCAGGGATTCCATCGCCAGACCGGCGCGGCGCGCGCGGGCCAGTTCGGTGCGGTTTGTCGGATCCATCGCTTCAAGCTGGTTGCGGAAAAGCTGGTTCATCGGCAGGTTAGTGACCTTCGCAGAAAGATACATGGTGCCCAGGTCAGAGAACGACGCCAGCAGCGCGGAACCAAGTCGGCTCGCCACCAGCCAGTTGCGGATATTGTCAGACCACTGCGCGATATGAGGGTTAGCAATTGGCTGAGTTTTGCCAGAAATAAAGTTGTAAAGGTTCTCTGTACTGTTCGCCTGGCGCTTCACTTGCCCGGTGCGTTGCGGGTTCGCCGTAGCGGTTTCTGCTGTTACCTCATCGAGAATTGACCGGAAAACATGATCCGGGTTTGGGCCGTAGGTTTCTACCAGCGCGATATCTTTGCTGATGCCCTCCAGGTGCCCTACCATCACTTCCCACAGGGAGCGGTCACCGTACTGCCGCTGGTACTCCAGATACGAATCAGCGTCTTTAAAGTGGATCTGGCGTGACGCGTTTCCGCGATTGGCCCGCGCTCCGGACAGGCGAATACCGGAATCGCTCAGCTTGTTCAGACCGCCGGTAGCGATCGTGTTGTATGCCTCGCCGAGAAACGCCGTAACCTCCGCGTCGCTCATCAGCTGGCCATCTTCCTTGATGTAGTATTTACGGTCCAGTTTGCCGATCACGTCGCTTACCCACTGCTCGCGCGTCACGCGCCCCACTTTTTCCATTGAGTGGTGTTGAGGAATGCCCCAGTTTTCCAGATAGCCGATATCACCACCTGCATCGTTGAACCGGCGGCGCAGTAGTTCAGTAACGTCAGCCCAGGCCTTTGCCCCCTTCTTAGCCTTGACGTTGCCAGTGTCCTGACCGCGAATTTCGAACACCAGATCACGGACTCCCTTTTCATCTTCGAAAAGGTGGAAAAAGCGGGGATCAACGGCTTCAAACGCTTCCTGGATCTGGCTGAGCGCATAATTACGCGTGGCCTTTCCACGCGACTCGACAGACAGGAAATTCGATTTCCCGTCAGCACTGAATGCGATGGTGCGATTAAGTGCCCCCAGCTTCCCGTCGGTGCCCTGGTATCCGTTAATGAATGCGTCAAGGCGCTGGCGTGCGGCAATGGTCAGCGCAACACGGCGGCGCTTAAGTCCTGCTTCCTGCTGCAATTCGTCCGCCGCCAGTTGCCCGGCGCGGCGCAGCCGTTCCGCATCGGTCATTTGTCGCCATGACGCCGGATCGTTGCGGGCAAGCTGGCGCATATTGCGGTATATGCGGTCTTCTATATTCTGGATTTCGCGCGCGGTAAGGGTGCGCTGTGCGGCCTGTTGTACTGCGTTGATACATTCCTGGCGCATGAAAATTTATCCTCTCAAGAAACATGCCACGGCCACATCAAACAGGCCTGAATCCTGAATAGCCTGCTCGTTCTCGCGTTTGGCCTCTTCCAGCACTTCACGGGCGCTGCGGGACTGCGGGTTGCCGTCATCATCAAGCACCGTGATCAACATATCCGGCGACGCCGCCAGTGAATCTTCCGCAAACTGAAGGTCAATGTCATGGGCGGATTGCTGGTCAACCTGAGTTAATGAGCGGGTGTTATTGAACGGTGCTGTTTCATCTGCGGTTAGCACTTCGGCAGTTTTGTAGTAGGACATGGCCTGGGTATTCAGGTCTGTTTCTGCCTGTCGGCGGCGCGCCAGTTCTGCCCGCGCCTCAAACTTATCGCCACCGGGTTGGTGAGGGGCCAGATCCGTCCGGGCAGTTTCCAGTCTGGCGGTGGTTTCAGTAATGCGTTGGTCTACCGCCCGCAGTCGTGCCTGCTTATCAGCCCTTGCCTGTGCCAGTTCTTTACCACTTCCGCCAGGTTCCTCTGCCAGGATGGCAGCGCGATCAGTATTAAGGTTTTCCAGGATACGCTCACTATTGGCGATCTCAGACTGAAGCGCTTTGCGCTCACCCAGCGGCAATACCTGGGCGGCCTGTTCTTCCAGGATTCGTGTCTCCACGGCGCGCGACGTCGCCCCCTCTTCGGCGGTAAAAAGAGCTTCATCTATGGCCTGAGATATCAGGTTGCGCCTGCCTGGCACGGCGCTGAAATCGGCAGCCTCGGCGATGCTGGCGACGTCAACGCGATTTCCCTCACTCACATCGCGCATTGCCTTTTGCAGCGCCTGAATATGGGCGTTACGGGAAAGGACGTTAACCGGTACGCCTGGCGCCACGTCGAATTCAGCGTGCTGCGATGCGTTGGCTGCCAGCGCCGCATCCACATCAGCGGGCGCAAATTCCGGCGGGCGAACGGTTTCGCCACGGGCATTCACGAAGCGGCCTATGCCACCGAACGCAACGCCCAGCACCGCATCGATCGCCAGCGCCTGGCGGTCAAATACATCGTACTGCGCTGCCATCTCATCATAACCGCCGCTCCGCAGCGTTGAGGCAGTGAGACCGCGCTGAGCCATGCCAAAAGCAACGTTTGTTCCGGCGGCGTAGGCGATATCCGGCGCGGCGCGGGCAGTGGCCGCCAGCACGTTACGCGCAGCGCTTTCACCGCCGCGGACAATCTGCGCGCCAATACTTTCCGCCAGCGCGCCGCCAGCGCGCAGGCCCAGGCTCATTGGTATCAGCGTGCCAGCACCGGCGGTAATGCCATGAACCAACGCCACGTCCTGAGCCGTAGCGACGTCCACGCCAGCAGCGCGGAGCCGTTCGAACTCTGAAAAGCCCTGTCCGGAGGTTACAGCAGCCGCACCAACAAGAGGCCCGCCAAGCACTGTACCCACCACTGCCTGCGATCCCATATCAAACAGACCGTTAAGCACCTGCCCGGCGGTGCCGGTTGTGGCGGCGTCTGGCGTGATCCGCTTTACCTGCTCCTGCGCCAGTTTTCGCTGTTCGGCGATAAACTCCTGTGACGTGTCACGAACTGGCGTGTTTTCGTTGATGAACTGCGCGATCGGAGAAACAACCGTATCAACACCAGCCCAAAGCAATTGATCTGGTTTCGCCACCAGACCCGAATAAAGCCCGGACAGCGCCGCAGCTCCGGCATTGTCAAAGAATCCGACTTCGTTATCGCCAGATACACCAGCCGGATTTGACGCGGCAGTATCCAGTTGCTGGTTCTGATTTACCGTATTGAGCCCGAAATAACTCATTGTGGGATGCCTCCTGCAAAGCGCTGGCGCTGCTGAGTAAGGTCAAGGATCACAGGGGTTCCGTCATCCTTCAGAAGGTATCCTGTGCCGAGTTTAATCAGGTACTGGCTGTCACCGTAACTTTGCAGGCCATACTGGCCAGGTGGTGCCTTAATTCCAGCTTTAACTATCTGGCTTTCCCACGCCTGGTTGACCCGCTTATCAAATTGCTCTGGAGCCATACCCCACGGCAGCAGCACGTTGCCCATTCCGTTGTAATCGTAAGTGCCGCCAGTGGCGACGTTGATTGCCTGCTTCCAGACGTTGTTGTCCAGTTCGCCTGAGAAATCGCCTTTCTGCGACATGACGCCAGCGTAATAGTCCTTCGCAACCTCATAAGCCATGGTTGCGCCCTGGGCATCACCGGCAAAGGCATCCTGTACCGTGTCGGTAAATTCCAGACGCATATCGTTTTCTTTTGGCATCACCATGCCTTTCACATCTTTTGTGCCTTTGCGTGCCGCTGCGCCTGCCAGGATCGTTTGCGATGCGGTTTCAGGGGAGACACTAACATCAGGGTTAAACCAGTTCTTTTCCGCCACCATGCCGCCAGGCTTATCCATCAGAATGCCAGCCACAGCCGCCGACGGCGCGTTTACGCTGATCTGCTGTAGTGCAGCCATATAGGTTTTACCGCCACCAGTGCTTTTATGAATGGCGTCAAGATAAGCGGACTGCTGGGAGACTGGCGCGTCGCGGAAGAATGCGCCGATCTGGTTTGCCTCATCTTTGGAAAAGAAGGTCAACGGCGTGTCGTATGACTGCGCCAGGCCTTCAACCTGCGAAGCGCGGAGGGCGATTGTTTCGGCGAAACCAGCATGGTCGTTAAGGTTGATGGGCTTTGACTGCCCGGAAGCAAGGGAGAACTGAACCGGATCTGCCTGCCTCTGGCGGATAACTTCACTGGCCGCACGCACAACGGCGTCATACGTTTGGGCGCGCGCTGCATACCCTTCTCCTGTTTCCCCGGTTCCAGGCTCAAGCCCCTTAACGGCAGACTCAATACTTTTGGTTGGGAGCGTGCGAAACGCGCCGATATACTGGCCGGCGATCTGGTTATTGCGGAATTCTGTGTAGCGGGCATTGCCCTCGCGCACCCCGTAAGCCGCCATAAAATCGGTCTGAGATGGCGCGTCGGGAAACTCAACACCGCGCTGATATGCAGCATTGGCATCACGCACGCGGCCATCCAGCAAGGCACGATATTCCGCCTGCTGCTGGTTGCGCATCTGTTCTGACTGGCGAAGGAAAGCCGCCTGCGCCTGTGGGCTGGCCGCGTCGAATGCTGCGTTACCGGTATAGCGCTTGTTGGTGGAGGGAAGATCCGCGATACCCAGCGCGGCATTAACGCCCGTGCTTAGCTGTTGTGCATTGTATGGCTGCTCGCCGTTTTCGTGATGGATTATCGCAGCGCAAAGTGCTTTCAGAGTGTCAGGATCTGAGGCATTAACCGGCTGATGGGGTTCAACGCCAAGTTGTGCGCATACGGCCTTGATATAAGAGGCAGTATCATTGTTATCTTCCGGCGGTGCCCAACGGTTAATAATGTCGTTAACCGTGTCGATACCCTGCTTCTGGTAAGAAATAAGGTTGCGACCCAGAGCGCGAATGCCATGTTCAGGCGTCTCGAATTTGGCAAACCGGCCATCGCTACCCGTCTGGCCTACCCACGGATTTGAATCACTGTATTCAAGGTTGCCCGGGTTGTTGTTGCGAATACCGCGTACACCTGCGGAACCACCTGACACCGCACGGCGGGAGCCCATTGCCGTATCGCTTAACTCCCCGTTGCTTTGAATAAACCCAACAGCGTTATTTGCAGACCATTGAGACAGCGCGGTATCGGCTACTTTCTCTTTGAACTCAATTTTCTTGGCCTGGATTTGCTCATCGCTCCAGCCATGCGCTGCACCGTACTGCTCAATTTGCTGGAAAGTTTGCTGATTTGCGGCGACGTAAGCGGCGTTGTCGCCGTACATACCTGCCGCCATTTTGCCGTTATTAAGCAGAGTGGCCTGAAACTGGCCCTCTTCATAAGCATTAATCTGCCCGATTTCATGCCGTCCGGCCTGACTGGCAAACTGGATACGCTGCTGCTGCGCCTGCTGCAAAAACGCATTGCGTGATTGCTCGTCAGGAAGTGACCCGGCGATCTGCTCAACCTGAGCATCAAACTGCTGGGTATACACCTGGCCTTTGCCAATGGCGTTTTTGCCTTTCAGGTTAAGCAGGCCTGTTTCCGGGTTCGTCATCAGATCACTGCCGACGGCGCTTAACTGCAACGATGCATCCTGTGCCATCGCGACATTGGCGCGCTGCTTGGCTTCCGCAAATGCACCCATGTATTTATCAGCGGCGTCAGCAATGAGTGCGCCAGTCTGTGGAACCTGAAATGTGTTGAATCCGCCCGTTTGAACGCCACGGCTTTCAACCTGCCGCCCGGTTACTGTCGGTACTGTTGGCATCCTCTTATCTCCCTGTTGGCGTGCCGACCGCCGCACTGATTGGTGCTGCACTGGATTGGGTGAATGGCGACCATGTTCCGCCACCCATCTGGTACGCGCCGTATGCCTTCAGCGGAGCGGTAAGGATAGTTTGGGTTACCGCTGCTCTTGCCTGGCTTTGAGCTGCGTTGCCCTGTGCTGTGGCATTCATGCCTTGAACCTGATAACCATACGCTTCGCGCTGTGCGTTATTTACCGTCGTCAGTGCATCCAGGGTGCCGAATTGCGCAGTATCGGCAAAGATATCCAGCGCGCTACCGCTACCGAGATCGGCTCCAGTCGCCCCCATAGTCGCCGCCTGAGTACCCTGCCGCTGGCGCATTTCCCGGCGTCGCTGATCCGCTGCGATGTTGCCGCGATTAACGGCATCCTCCGCCTGAGCTTCTGCAATATCAGCGTTTTGATTCGCCACAGCTTTTGCATATTTGCCTTGTTGATGCTGGTTATAAGCCTGCATAGCCGAGATGGCGATGGAGGCTGCAACAAATGCTACCGGTCCGCACATTATTTTTTCTCCATATGGAAACGGTGAAAGTTCAGGCCAAGCGCGCCGTATGGCGCTGGCTCTTCAAGGTGAAACCCAAGCCAGTGCAGCCAGGCTTTTGCGACGTGGTTGCGCTCATCAACGTAATTTTCAAGGCGCGGATACACCTCGAGCATCGCCTGTAATGCGTAACGGCTGCGGCGCAGAAAGGTTTTTTGGTATTTCTCCACCAGGTGCGTACTCACCAGCCAGGGAATACCGTTGCCACCGATCATTGATGCGGGCGATACGCCGAACATCGTGACCAGCTCACCATTGGCGAAACCAGACCAGGCCATAGTTGCGGTGCGAATGCCAACGCGGATCGCATCTTCAGTGCTCATAAGCGATACCGCATAGAGCTCATCAATATCAGCCTGCCGTACATTCGGCAGGATTAACTGGATATGCTCGTCAGTCGCGGGCAATAACTGAACATCGATCATCAGAATCCCCCCACGGTAAGGCGAGGAATGACAGCCAGGACAGATAGCGGAAGCGGATCGGTCTGGCGGATTTTCACGCGGCTGCTTTTGTTCCAGACGCTGTCGAGTTTGATTTCTACTTTTCCCGTAGCGTCATTAACCGGGTCGTCGTAGAACTCAAATTCGCGCTGCGGATACTCATACCATTTGCCGCCCGGTGTGGTTGCCCAGATGCCGCGGCTGGCATTAACGATAAGAGTCACGGAGGGCAGGATCTGTTTTTTATCGAGCAGCGTTTCCTGTCCGGTAATATTAATGTCCAGCGTTTCAAACTGAGCATTGATAGGCAGGCCAATGTGTACGACCGCGCCCGGTTGTTCCAGAGTAACAGACCCGTCAGTAACAACTTTCTGAGGTTCGACGTTGGCATCAGAAAGAATATTAACCGTCTGCCCCTCAAGATGAGAAAGGCCGTTGAATTTACGAAGCGCCAGTCGCCAGTTGGTTGTGGCGGTATTTCTTAAAATTTCAGGTACGTTCCTGTTAACCTTTACGGTAACAACATTGGGGCTGATAAATGCCACAATTTCGCAGCGCAGGTCCATATCCACCGGCTCGCCAGTTTTCTGATCTGTGCCGGTATACGGGAACTGAATTTGTGCGCCAACGTATAACGATGAGAAGTAATCCCCGCCGCTAACAGTCAACGTGTAGTCAGTCTGGTAACTCCATTCTCCGGTGCCGCCGCTGATAGTGGCCGTTCTGGAACTGTAATTACGTCCGTCATAACTCAGACCGCAATCAACGAAAAAAGCATCCGGATCATCTGTAAAGCTCCGACTCGAAAGACGCTCTATATAACGAACTGTCTGGCCGTTGATGATGCGGTTGACGACGAAGTAAACAGCATCTTCCCGCCCCTCACTGATACAGCAGGTGCTTTCAAACTTGCCCGGCCCGGACTGCGGCGCCCAGGCAAATACCTGCTGTTCACGCAGGTACGTCATCACCATCAACAGTCCATCATCACGACAGCACCAGGCGGCTGAATACGGGACGATAGAAAACGACCAGTCGATCAGCGAATGTTGCTGAAAAAGATGGTTAGCCAAAATTGTCAGATCGCTACCCTGGTATCCATCCACATCGAATGAATAAGCGAGGTCGCGTACCACACTGCCCTTTTCCTGAATAAAAAGTGCGATGTTTGCCACAGCAATTGGCGGGACATTGCTTGATCCGTTAGAGCCCTGTGAGCTCATGGCAAATGAACCAGGCGTGAGGACTTTATTCTGGTCGCCTGTAACGGAATATTCTCCGCCGGAAGTGAGGACGACGAGCGATCCGACGTCAATCATGTGGCGAATTTCGTTTACCTGACGCCCGGCGTAGGTATAGATAATTCTGTCATCGTCCTGCAGCGGAATGTTTTTTCCGAAATCTTTATAGTCGCCTGTACGGCTCCCCCAAATCGTCTGAGGATATGCAGCCGACGCGGCAAAATATAAACGCTGCTGATAATAAACGACCGTCCCGGGGTAACCGTTTACGCTGTTCCAGGCGTAACGGGCCCATTTGTAGCTGGCGTTTGCACTGCCGACTACGTTAGAGGGAATTCTGGATATCACCGTTGCGGTTGCCGTAGTGCCGGACGCGGCTGTTATTCTTACAATGCCGAAACCGCTGTGAAGATATTGCCACTGGACACCGGTCGCGCCGGAACCGCTTCCGCCCCACCCATCCCAGGACATTCCCTCCGTGTGAGATGGCCTGAGCGTGCCAGTTTTCCCGGCAGTATTGGCACGATAATAGTTACTGTCTGCACGACGCACGTCATCTACCAGCGTGTCCTTACTCGTTTCCCATACCGGAACCGCGTCAATCGCAGGCTGCTCAAGATAAAAAAGTTTCCCTGCCTGCTCAGCGCCAAAAATTGGCTGGCTGGCGGTGAGCGTTACAACTCCAGTTTCGTCACTGGCATAAACAGTGATCGCTTCGTTAACGTTGATATCTTCGAATGGACCGTTCTTCGTTTCCACATCGACTATCTGCCAGTTGTCATGCGCGTACCGGCGTAATTCTTTTGGCGGGTATGACGGGTGAACGATCGTTAAAACGTCCGCACTCTGCGTATATTTAATCCGGAACAGATCGGCTTCTGCATAGGGCATAGCCAGTTCATAAATCACATTGCTGCTGTTCAGCACATAAGCGCCATCCTTGATAACGCGCATGTATCCGTGACCAAACTCCAGCGCATACGTCTGTACGGTTGAGAACTGAAACGGAATAAGGCGGCATTTGCGATTGGGATATTTCGCTGCGCCAACAAAACGCGTGCCAGGGCGGTTCTCAACGCCGCCATATTGCCTCACGATGAAATTATCGCACTTGCGCAGCGCTATCTGATATTTAGCCATATCAATGCGGCCGTACAGAGACGGGCCAATTTCACCACCAGCGAATGACGGCTGGATCCAGCTGATAGCCATTATGACAACCTCGCAATGGTGAATTCGCTTTCAGGCTGAACCGGCTCCTGCGACTCGTTCATGCTGTGAGAACCGGCGCTTAGAATGACGCGATAGTACATATTCAGTGCGTTGTTACCGAGATCCGCGCTACCGGTCAGCGCCATGTTGATTGCAGCCGCCAGTCGCCAGGCAAGGGCTTCCTGAAAAATGGCATCAAACATGTTCACGTCGGTGATTCGCATAACATACTTCAGCCAGGCCTGCGGCTGATCCGTATAAATCAGCTTGCCGGTGCCACTGGAATCTGCGCCAACTTCATACTGAACACGATCAGCCGATGCGGGGTTACGCACACCAGGAACCATGATCGCGGTGATACGAAGGCAGTCAGTCGGATAACGGTAAGCGTATTGCCAGTCTGGCGGCGGGCTGTTGGTGTCGGCCAGCGCCACGCGCCTGGTGGCAAAGTTCCAGTCGAAATCAGACAGCACCGCGTCGCGGCAGGCGTCGAAATGCAGGGAGCATTCGCCCGCTTCTTTGCTGGCCTCGTTCAGGCTGTTAATACTGCGGCTGTTACCAATGTTGCTTAACGCCCGGTTGCAGATCTCGATGACGGAAGGCATTACTCACCCCCGGTGCCGTACAGAGTTTCAGCGGCGCTTTTTTGTTCCTGCTGGCTGGCTGCGGCGATCGCCATATCAGTGATTTGCAGGCTGGCATCATGGCGGGTGCCGTCTTCGCTTTCGCGTGAGGAGGTGCTTTTGATAATGGCGCGGGCAGTAATCATGACTTCAGAACCTACCGGTTGCGGCGTGGCACCGAGTTTTTTCAACGTTTCATTGTCGAGATTGATACACAGACCCCACGGGTAATCGTCGCGGGTTTGTGTTTTCCCGCTTTCATCCTGATAGGTGTCGGTGCCGGTTTTGAGGTTTACGAGTTCCATAATGCGCTCCTGCAAGAAAGGGGCCGAAGCCCCTCTGTTCAACACCTGAGGCTTAAACGCCCAGCTCTTTACGCTTATCGGCGATACGCTCTTTCAACGTTTCGGCCTTCATGTTGCCGGGCTTCTCGTTGAAAAGGTCTTCGTACTGCTGTCGAAGCGATGCCAGATCGTCGCTGATAGCGCCGCTGGATTCTTCGTTAGAGCCGCCATCCAGAACGTTCACCGTTGCCGGTTTAACGTCATAGGCTGAATGCCCATGTTTCTTCATGGCTTTCTTCTTGGCAGCCTCAGCGGCATCGTTGAGCGGCTCCAGCGCGCTGCCAGGTTCGCCGTCGTATTCCACTTCCGCGCCTTCATCAAGCAACTGGTTGCCGATAAAAGACAGACGCAGAACGCGGTACTTCGCTTTTTCCTGAGTCATTTACTTATTCCTTAACCAGTGATTTTGGAACGGGTCGCGTAGAACGTGGTGTTGTTGCCATCCACATCCAGATTGATACCCGAGGTGAAAGCGCCCGCGGTCAGCGGCCCGGTGCCTACGACATAGTTCAGGCGCAGGTAGCGCTGAACACCCTGCGGCACTTTCTGGGAAACGATGCGCTTGCCTGCGGTCAGCGCGGCCAGCGCCAGATCGCCGGAGCTCGCAATGGTCGCCCAGGTGGAGTTATCCGGGCTGGTCTGAAGGTTGACGTTAACAGTCGCGGCCCCGGCGGCGGTCGCCGTGGTATTGACGTTAACGAACCATTCCAGCGGCTCACCCACGCCGATGTCGCGGCGCGTGCCGTCAATCGGGCCAAGGTCAATCACATCAGTCGAAGCACCAGACGCCGTAACCGCCTGTGATTCGGAGAACATCAACAGTTTGTCGAGGATCATCTCTTTATCTCCATTTATGGGCCCGTTAAGGCCCATTCGTTAATGACAGGCGTTACACAACGCGGGATTCAGTTTCCAGAATCGCGTCGGTTTCACGGATTGGGATGCCACGGAACGTGGTCCAGAATTCGCCTTCGGTCTCTTTGACGGACAGCGCCAGCGACGCTTTGTCCAGAGACTGGAGGTCAAGCGCCTGGGCAATGGTGCGGTTCATATAGAACACCGGTTTGCCCATGCCGCGGTTCGGGATGCGATGCAGTGCGGCTACCATCAGTTTGACGATGTTGGCTGCGCTGCCGCCGCTCAGATCACTGACATCGATATTCGCGATGCGAACAACATAGCGCCAGTCACGCAGTGCCAGACCGTTATCCCACTTATAGTGGGTACGGTAGCCCTGGTATTTGCCGCCATTGGCATCGATAAGGGTTTGCTCACCCAGATCCTGGTGCTGCAAGCCAGCTTTCTGGCCTTTCGGGAAGATGCCATGCACCGTGTTTTCACCCCAAACCACCAGCCAGATAGAAGTGTTATCGGTGCCGGTGCCGCCAGCGTCGATAATGTTCTGACCGTTACCGGCGGATTTGCTGGAGTAGCGGGAAGAAAGGCCCATGAATTGCTGCGGGTTGACGCTGGTATCGCCGTAGAACAGCGTTTGCGCCATCTGCTGGTTCATGCCTTCAATGAATGCACGGTCTTCCGACAGACGAAATTCGGCGGTATTGCCGTTCAGATCTGCCAGCGATTTATCTACCTCTGCGTAGGTTTCCAGCATACCGACAGTATCGGTAACCTGCGCAGTGGTTGATTTACCCTGCGGAACGCCGTAGTTCAACAGTCGCCACGTAGCAGCGGGCAAGCCGGTGCGGATAGTGGTGCGGTGCCCGGTTGGCAGGTTGCCTTCGACAAACGGCATATCCTGAAGGATCGGGTTAGTTTGACCGAGAAGCTCAATAATTTTATCAACCTTCCCGTTGGGATCTACGCGCTTACCCCAGTCTGCCAGCGTCAGCGCAGTTAAGCCTTTAACAGCCATGGTTATATCCTCTCTTAGTTTTTGCCATAGAGCACTTCGGCAGCACTACGCTGACCGGTATTTGCGGCGGAGACCATGTTGTCTTCCGACATGGCCTTACCGATCTTCACGAACGCTTTCACCAGTTCGGGGTGATTACCCAGGCCGGTTTCGTTCAGGTATTCTTTCAGCTCGGGAGTGCCGAACGTTTCCAGCGCCTGTTGCGCTTTGCTCAGGCTGGCGGTGAGTTTGTCGCCGCCAATCTCTTTGTCGGCTTTCACATCCGCCGCCCAGTCCTGAGTTTGTTTTTGCCAGGCTTCAACCTGACGCTGCTGCACGCCAGCCAGGATTTTCGGGTATGCGTCCACCAGCTTCTGCGCCTGCTCATTAGTCAGGTTCAGTTCGCGTGCCACCGGTTCGAAGTCCTTCAGGGCTTCCGTATCCAGTTCAACGCCTTCAGCGGCTTTGAATTCATAGGTTTCCGGCGCGCCTTCAGGCTTCTTGCCCTTTTCTGTCTCTTCGGTTTTGGCTTTTTCAGCAGCAAGTTCTTCCTCAGTTTTCTGAGCTTCAGAACCTTTTTCAGAGTCAGTGCCCTGCGCGTTATCCTGCGCCTGGTTTTGTTGCTGCGTTTCACCTGAACCCTGAGTGGTTTCAGTAGCGCCAGTTGAGGCTGTATCTGCCTGGCCACCTTCATTGGATTGCTCGTTGCAAAGTCGGCGATAAAGTAAACGTTCAAACAAATTCATGATCACTCCTGTTTAGCGGCTTCATCAGCCATCTTCAGATAGAGTTCGGGGCAACAGGTCATAACGCGCTGAAACAGCGCCAGCGCCAGATTGCGCTGCCCTTCGTTGAAAGCTGTGATATGCGGGTCGGCGGCAAAGCAGGCGGCAAACACCTTTCCCTGTTCAAGCACCTGCCACACAACGCGGCGGCCACGCTCGGAGCCCATAACAAAACGGATATCTTCGGCGTCTCGCTCTTCGCGCTCTGCCATGCGCTTCAGTTGTTCAGCGCTCGGCTGCTCATCTTCATAGAGGTCTGTCATTGCTGATTACCTCCCGCCGCTGCGCGGGTGAGCGCTGTCAGTGCGCTTGGATCTGACGTCTGCGCCTCGCTGAGGGTCTTGGCACCCTGCGCCGCCGCCATTGCCATGGCTGCGTTTTGCTGCATCTGTTGCTGTTGTGCGCGATCCTGGCGGATTTTATTCACCTGCTCCTGCGGGAGAATGACCGTGGCTGATACGCCGGACATGTCGGCAAACGTGTCGATCGCCTGATCCACGTTGAGCTTGTCGAGCGCTTCAGGTTTTGCCGCGGCAAGCTGGCCGATAAATGTCACGGTATTGGCGAGGCTGGACAGGCCGATAGACTTCTGCGCCTGCGCCATAACGGAGATGTATTCCACGCGTAACGGCGTGCCGCTGAGCACGTCCGGAGGCGGCGGAAGCATGTTCTTTTTCACCATCATCGAGAAAGCGCGGTCGATCAGCGGGTTCAGGCATTCGTCATTGAGACGTTCCAGAACCGGACCGAGCATCAGTAACTTTTCCTCTTTCATCTCGATAACAGCTTCAACCGGCATTGAGCGCGTGTTGATTTGCTGCAGCATCATGAACAGGTCAACGAAGTAGGCGCTGTTGATCACCTGCCGCGTGTCCTGAATGTCAGCCAGCAGATCCGCTGTATTCGGGTTAACCAGGTAAGCAGGTTTGAAGCCGTCCTGATTGCCCATCTGGTCGATATACGTGATGTCGCCAGGAAGCAGGGAAACGCGCTGATTCTTCAGTGATGACGGGCCGACCATAGGCGGATTAGTGGCTTTGTCGATCAGTTGTGACTTGCGCTTCTGCTCAAGCTGAAGGGCCTTAACCTGACCAAGGGCAATCATGCCAGGGCAGGATGAGCCGTAGACGTCCTCACCGTTAACTTCCCAGCGCGGCGCCATGATGGGGAATTCGTCGTAGCCGGATTCGCGCAACACTTTGTCACTGTCGCCGCCAACCTCGAAATAGACGGACTTATACAGCTTGTTTTTGCTGTCGAGCTTTGCCGTATCGCGGTTTATGTTCGGGAAAACAGAGTGCATCACTTCGATCCACTGCTCGTAGTTGCCCGACTCCCACATGCTTTTAACTGACGTGCTGACCTTATCCAGGCCAAATTCCATGACGATCTGACGAACGGTCATTGAGAACTTGCGAAAGCAGGTATCAACGCTGCCGCGCGGGCTGTTTGCCAGCCAGTAGCTGCCAATCGGGAACATCATCGTGCGGATAATGTCGTCGTCATCTTCAAGCACAGCCATAGCGCCGGTGCCCAGCGTGCCCAGGCTGCCGTAAAGCAGGGGCAGTGACTGATATAGGTTCGACTTATTGAACATATCGTTCATGCGGCGCTGCACGATTTCCAGCCACAACTTAACCGGGCCGTAATCCATCATGTCAGGGTCAGGAGTTGCCAGGCGAAACCACGGACGGGCCGGGCTGGTGATGCCTGACATCATGCCGCTGGACAGTGTCCGGTTCGCCATGGTCGCCGTTGGGTCAACGATTTTGGTGTTGCGCCGCTCGCCGCGATTCACCTCAGAAGTGAGGAAGCGTGAGCCGCGAGGGTTGATGAAATCAGTGAGGTCGCGCCAGTGCGGATCGAATGACGACCGGTCATTTTCCAGTTGAGCAAACTGTTTCAGCAATTGCTCTTTGATGGTTTCGTTTGTCCCGGCCATGACGATCCCTTACTGGCCCAGCAGCGTTTTACCGCTGGTATTAGCGGCTGAGGTGTCGCCCTGTGCGCCGGTCAGCAGCGTGGAGTTGCGGCCCGCTGCGGCACGACGGCGGCGTATTTCATCGTCGCGGGATGCAACAACAGCCGCGTCCTGTTCCTGCGGTGCCGCCTGGATTTCCGGGGCTGCCGGTACTGATGGTGAGCTACCCATGCACATTTCAATGACTCCGCACACGATTAAATTATTACCAATTTAACCACATAAGGATTATTTAGCGTAGGGTATTGACATATTACGGCGCAATTATTACCTTTTAGGTAACACAAGCACGCGCTTGCGAGGAAAAGCCAGACGAGAGGTGGAAGCCCTCGCCGGAGACGTAACCGGCAAGATGTACGGCGTATGGCACATGCGTCGTTAGCGGCCTGACAGGTTCCTTGTTTGCCTCACCAGCAACGCCTTCAGGATCACCGGAATGTGCAAGCCATCGGGTCATAGCACGAACCAACGATTCACCATCGTGGCGGTACGGTGTGACACCTCGGAAGAGACGAGGACGCAACAGGTAAGAGCATTGACCACGGAAAATTCGCCGATGACCGTGACGCGCTATGTGGGGAATCCGAACCGTAAAGATGTAGGAAGGCGTCCCACCAGTGCTCTTTCCGTTGTGGTGAATTGCAGCCCATTGAGGCAACCAGAAGATAAGCATCTGGCCCACGACAGAATCACGCTTAGGAACGTGATAACGCAGTACCAGCGTAAATCTTGGCGGCACAGGTTTTTTTGAATCCTTTCCTGATGCCGCCCTTTTTACACCAGAACGTCATCGCGATGGCTTTCTGCTGTAAACCCCGTAACTTCCATTGGATTTAGTTCGCCCGGTTCGCCGGGCATTTTTTTAAGGTGATAACCATGACCATCTACGTAAGAAACATTGATCGAATAATCGATGACTTGTGCTATGAATTGTCTGCATTACATGGCGCTGTTGAACGCGCTGAACAAGGGAAAACAATCCAGCTTAGTGGTTTCGGCATTGATATCGTTTTCGATAAGGAAATGCGAGAAGGCCTAAAAAAAATCATCTCTGAAAAGAAAGCCTCTATAGAGAAGCTACAGCAAGCACGCGATGCCGCTCAGAATAAAATTGATGAGCTCGTAAGCAATAACTTGCCATTTTCCATAGGCGGGAATACAACTGATTGATGCGGTGACATGTCACGATGAAGCGAATCATGAGCGGACTTAGCTTGTGGATGTGGCTCGCCATCGGCGGCGCGGCGGTTGTGGTAGGTATCGCGGCTCTGGTCTTCCGATCTGCGATGAAAGATAGTGATGATGACTACTAAAAAACCGATCTATGTCTCACATTAAGCCCGCCGATGCGCGGGCTTTTTGATTGATTCAGAGCACTTAAGAGGCCTTGATTTCAATGAGTCATACTGGATGAACTAAAAGGCTAGAAATCTGCCTTTTAAAGGCCCGCCTCAATTTTGAGGGCTCTGATTTCATTGATAAAATACTTACACCCCTGTATTCCGAGTGATGTAACCTGCTGAAATTAAGCATACGGATCGTATTCTGTGATAGCCCTGCCCTGCTGGCTCTCCTGCCCTGGAATGCGCAGGCGCTTCGAAACCGGGAAAGCAAATGTCAGCAATAGCGCATCACCCTTGCCAGGAGAACGGCCTAACCGCTCTTTGATATCTTCCTTCGGCTCAATAACGATTTTGCCATCCACCCTGACTTTGTACTCTGCCGCCGACAGGTCATCAGCCGTCTCCTGGTCATCCAGCGCGCCGCCCAGCTTCAGCCACGTTTTGCAGCTATTGAACATTTCGCCGCGCTTGTTGAGCATCTGCGGGTCGGTTGATGCGCCGCCGAACGGCACAAGCTGCCACGACCTGCCCCAGCCGTCACCGATTGACTTCAGCCCGGTGCCGTAACCGAAGTCGATGAAAACTGCGTCAGCCTGGTACTGGTCCTCAAAGTCGGCGATGCGCTTCGCCATAATCAGATCGTCTGTGGTCTTGTTGCCGGTCCAGAGCACTTTGCTGTGCAGCCCCTGGCGCAGGTATATCACCGCGTCATCAACGCCGGAATAAGCCGGGTCTACGCCGATAATCACTGGTGCGTGCGCCACCTTCCCGGCGGTCACCACCCGCTTCATTGCCTCGTCAGTGAGCCCTGTAGGGATAAACTGGAGTTCTGACGCGTCAGGGAAGATCCCCCGCACACGAACCTTCACAAAGTCGCTGTCCTCGCCGTAGTCGTCCACCCACTTCTGGAGCTGCTCTTTGTTCGTTCCTTCGACGGTACGGCTGTCGATCTGTTTCGTAACCCAGCGGTGTTTATATTTGCGGAAGCATTCCCTGAAACGCCCGGAGTTACGTGTCGGGTTCCCGAACGCTACCCAAATGATTTCCGTGTCTTCATCCGTCAGCGCCCCCTCTGCTACCTCCCAAACCTTATCAGCAATGTTGGACGCCTCATCGAATACCACGATGATCCGCTTACGCTCGTTGTGCAGGCCGGCAAATGCCTCGGTGTTGTGCTCAGACCATGGAATAGCGTCGGCGCGCCAGCGCTTGTCATGCCCAGAGTCATTGCTGTACATCGCGGTTGCCGGGGTAGAGAACCAGTCTTTCGTGATGGACAGGTTTGCCCACTTAATCACTTCAGGCCAGGTCTTCGTGCGCAGCTGGTTCTCAGTGTTAGCAGTGACTACTGCTTTGCAGTCTTCGCATGTGGACATACCCCAATTCAGGAGCATGGAAATACCAGCACTTTTCCCTATACCGTGACCGGAAGAAACGGCAATCATCAGAGGCTGATGACGGGTATCTGGGTTCCTGAGGTGCTCACCAACCGTATCGAGCATCCATCTTTGCCAGTTTCTTGGGCCGGATGCGTGTGCCAGCTCTGTGCCTTCCTCGCCCCACGGGAACGCATACAGCGCATAGCCCAGCGGGTCATACGTGAACGAGGCGATATCCTCGACGAGCTGCTCTTCAGGCGACATGGCTGCGGCGGTCATTTATCGCCGTCCCGCTCTTTGACGCGCTGGCGTGCCTTAGCCATCTTATCGGCGATAGTCACGGTGCCGGATACCTCGATGCGCTCTTTAAATGCGTTGACGTCAACATGCTTGCCGATGAGCTCAAGATTTTTCACCTTGTCGGGCCATTTCACCTTCTTCAGGATATGCTCTACATCCTCAACAGAGAGATCCGCCTCGCCATTCTCTTTTTGCAGGGAGGCTTGTGTCGTCTTGATGGTTGCGATATCCATCGCACTGAGAGATGTGCGCCAGACCTTTGGCCACTCAGCAATCGGCTTCATCCCACCGTCGTCGTTGAGGATGTCGATCACGTCCATCTGGTCGATCTCCACCAGCCGGTTCAGGACATAATCCGCACTTACCTTCAGGCGTTTGTTACGCTCAGTCATCAGCTCCGCAATCCGTTTCTGGATACGCTCATCACGCATATTCTGACTGGCAAACTTTGCGGCTGTCTTGGGTGAATAACCTGCATTAACCGCCGCCTGAGTCTGATTCTCAGGGGATTTGATGTACTCCTGACAGTAAGCCTCCTGGATAACCGTCAGAGGCTTAAACTGTGTTGATGGTCGTTTCGCCATGGCATCCTCACGAAATTGTTACCGCAATGGTAACAGAATACCATGTTGTTACCGCTATAGCGCAATACCGTGAACTTTTACGCCAAGCTGCTCAAGATGCGCGTCAAACGACATTCGCGGCGGCAATTTCTTTTCCCGCCTGGCCATGAAGAAATCAACCGCGTACTGGTAGGCATAGGCCTCATTCTCAAAGACATTGTCGGTCAGCTTTTCCCAGCGCCGGTGCCATAGGTACTCCGCGACGTGCCAGCCAGGGGAGCAATACCAGATCACGAAAATCTGTTTATCCTGGTCGGCGCACAGGACGGACGACTTCAGAACGTCACCGGGCGAAAGAATGAAATATTTTGACTCAAGGAGATAGCGAATAATCATGATGCCTCCCGATAAATACTGTATGCATAAACAGTATAATCAGGAGGCGATTATTGCAAGAGGATTGCGATTACGTTTTCGTGACATGTCACAATACTAACTTCACTTCATGCCACCCACTGGTTACCCAGCATTGTGAATCACCCTGGCAGGGGCAGGACTCCACCGGAAGTTTGTCGCCGCACTTGCCACATTGCCGGGTGCTGATCGACTTAATGCGTCCACGGGCGCGGGCATCGTCCTGGCGAATCAACAACGCGATATACTCCGCCATGTCGTATGGGTCTTTGCCGGGGCGCCGGGCGGCGCAGTTACGCGCCAGCATTTCCAGCTCCTGCGCATCGAGCGTCAATTCAAGCTTGCGCTCACCAGCGGCGGCCTGGCGGGCTCGCTGCTTTGCTTTGCGTACTGCTGCTGATTCAGGCATCACTCACCGCCGTGGTGGCTTAGGCCAGATTTGGTCGGGCCAGTATTCAATTGCAATCATTCAGCCTCCTGCTTCGGTGCGGCTGGTAGCGATTTAACCCATGCCGCTGCCAGTAGACGACTCCACGCATCCTTTGAATCCTCTGCTCCGTAATCGATTATTGAATCGAACTCATCCAGCATCGGCATAGTAGGCTCAACCGGCACCAGTGCGTAGCCATCCGGGATTGCCGGAGAGTTGCCGGGCTCGGCTGGCAGCATATCCGGGCCTTTGCGAATAGCTTTCGCCAGCTCAATAGGGTCGTCAAACAGCCAGTCGCCGGTTTGTGGATGATTAGCTTCCGCCATTAAGGCGGACCACTCGCAGCCGTCCTTGTAACCTTGCAGATAGCACGGAAAATTGCCGACCAAATCAGCCCGAACATACAGCGTGTCGTCAGGGTGTTGGTTATCACAACTCCAGGTTAATTCGCCGAACTCGCCGGATGCAGGCCACTCGCCAGCGGTTTGTAACCAGATATGGTCTGGTGCATCAGCGCATGGAGAATGCTCCGGCAACGTGTAAGGCTGGCTTACCTGTTCGGCACCCTGAAGCATGGCGGCGCGGTAGGCGTTCCAGCCGACTGCTTTTCCATGCTCAAACGCGCTGTCAAAGTCATCATCAATTTCTATCGCATCAGGAACCACCGCTGGCAGCGGTAACTGTGGTGCTGCGTGACAGTCGCATTCAATAAAAATTGG